TTCGAAAAAGAGCTAGAGGAGGCCCGCAAGGCCATCGAGGACGCTGCCGATATTGACGCGCTCAAGGCAGCCAAGGCGCACTACGACGAGGTGGCCGCAAAGGCCGGCATGGCCGACGAGAAGGCCGCTATCATGAGCGCCCTCGCCCCGTCCGACGAGTCCAAGGGCGGCTCCAACGCCACCACCTACCGCACCCTGGGCGAGTTCGCCCGCAAGGAGCTGAAGCTCGACGGCCTGAAGGCTGAGCACGGCACAGCCTCCACCGGCTACGGCTACAAGGCCGCTGCCGACACCCACACCACCGTGACCGTCGGCACCACGTCCCAGAACGTCGTTGATATCGTCCCGCGCCAGCTCACCGTCCGTGACCTGCTCGGCGCTGAGACCATCAGCGGCAACGCCCTGACCTACTACGTCATGGGTGCCACTGAGGGCGCGTCAGGCACCGTCGCTGAGGGCGCAAAGAAGAACCAGATCCACGTCCCGCACGACCCGGTTACGGTCTCGCTCTCCAAGATCGCGGCCTATTTCAAGGAGTCCGACGAGCTGCTTGAGGATGCTCCGTTCCTCGAGTCCGCCATCAACAACCGGGGCGAGTACGAGCACGCCCTGGCCGTCGAAAAGTTCCTTTTGACCCAGCTTCTTGGCACCTCCGGCATCCAGACCACGGCTTTCGCCAACTCTGCGGCAGATACCATCTTTGCCGCTATGACCGGCATCCAGACCGCCACCGGGTACACCGCTGACGCTATCGTGCTCAACCCAGCCGACTACCAGACCATGCGCCTGGCAAAGGACAGCCACGGGCAGTACATGGGCGGCGGCTACTTCACGGGCGCATACGGCAACGGCGCGGTTGCAATCAACCCGGGCATTTGGGGCATGAACACGGTCACCAGCCCCAACGTCACCAAGGGTACCGCCCTGGTCGGCGCTTTCAAGGCCGCCGGCTCGGTCGTGACCAAGGCCGGAAGCGGCCTGCGCGTCGAGGTCTCCAACTCCAACGAGGATGACTTCGTCCACAACCTCGTTACGGTGCGCATCGAGGAGCGCATGGCGCTTGCCGTCCGCGTCCCAGCCGCCTTCTCCAAGGTCGCCCTGGCAGGTGCCTAAGCCATGCTCAAGGTCTACGAGTGCGGCGGTCTTACGTACCAGTACGAGGAGGGCGAGCAGCCCGCCGGCGCTACCGAGGTCAAGGCCGATGAGGTAGAGCGGCCCAAGGCCCGCAAGACGGCGACCAAGCAGGTAAAGCCGCTCGACAAGTAAGGAGGCGGGCCGATGGCTCTCATGACTCGTTGGGGCTACGTGGTCGATGCCGACGAGCTGCCGCCCATGCTCACCGTGGATGAGTTCGACGCTGTGGGCGGCTCAGAGCTTGCATCGACGGACGCGGCAAAGGCTGCGGCGCTCTCCGCAGCGTCGCAGGCCATCCGCGACTACTGCGGGTGGCATGTCTGCCCGCGCGTCAAATGCACGTTCGAGGTCGATGCAGACAGCTCGGCCACGCTCCCTGTCATGGCCGTTGACCCGTCAACAGTAGAGGTAGGGGAGGTGGAGGAGCGCACGCAGGCAGTCATGTCATACGGCGTGCTCCTCCGCCGCCCCGTGCGCGTGCAGTCGCTTAGCTGCTACGCGGGCACCGACTCTGACGCAATCAAGCAGGTATGCGCTCAGCTTGCGACAAACCACCTGGTAGCCACGGCTGGCCTGCGAGAGGAGCACATCGGCACTGCCGGCGCAACCTACAACCAGACCGACAACGGCGTTTCCGGCGGCATCCGCCTGCTGGCAAGCGACCGCGCACTGCTCGACACGTACCGCATCGTGGGGGTGGCGTAGATGCTGCCGAGGTGGGCGCGGCTCACCGTGACCGTCACGCGCCCCGGCGTGCGGGAGTCGCGCGGGTCAAAGGTGCCGGACTGGTCAAGCGCCACGACGCACGAGGTGCCAGGCTGCATGCTTGACGCGCCATCCAGCAGCGCCGATTACGCCTCTGCGGCGCAGCCAATCACCGGCAGGCGCACGCTCTACGCCCCTCCCGGTGCCGACATTAAGCGCGGCGACCGCATCACGGCAGACGGTTGCACGTGGGCAGTCGATGGAGCGCCGGCGCTGTACCGCAGCCCATTCGGCACCCGGGACTACCTGGCTGTGCAGCTCATCGACTGGGAGGTGTGACGTGGGCGAGAAAATCAAGATCAGGCTACAGCTCGACCACGCCGGCATAGCCGAACTGCTTACATCCGATGGCGTGTCTGATGTTTGCGGGTCTGCCGCGAGGGCGATCTCTGACGCTGCCGGCGAGGGCTTCCAGGCATCGGGGCCGTGGCGTGCGAGCTTCGGCTGCGGTCGCTCTGCGTGGCGCGTGAAGGCCGTCACGTACGAGGCCAAGGTGGCCGAGGCAGAGGACAAGGCCCTCAGCCGGGCGGTGCAGTCATGCAGGCGTTGACGAGGCCCAACGACGGAGAGTGGCTGGCCGCCCAGGCAATCACGGAGCTGTCAGGCATCAAGGCGATCGCCAACCCGCCAGACAGGGTGGACGGCTCGACCCCATGCGCACAGGTTACGCAGCTCGGGTGCCACCCTGTGGCCGAGACGCTTTGGCGGCATGATTTGAGCATCGACGTGTGGGCCGGCACTGCACCTGACTGGGCTGAGGCATGGGCCGCTGCGGCAGACGTGGTATCTGCGATAGAGCGCGCCGGCCTGGGACAGTCCTCGCACGGGTGGCGCACTGCGAGCATCACAAACATCTACGGCAACCCCGACACAAACCGCCCCGACGTGCCGCGCGTGACAATCGCGGCATCAATCGACGCGCCTGGGGTTGCAATCATCTAGGAGGTATCATGGGTATCGACGTATCCAAAGTCTATGTGCCGTCGCCCGTCCAGGACGCTACCACCGGCGCTGTGCAACTCGCACCGGTAGGCACGCCCTGCCCGACCGGGGCGCGTGAGAAGCTGTCCAGCCCGTGGGCAAGCGACCTGGGCTATATCGGCGAGGACGGTATCACCGTCTCCGGCCTCATCAGCGCGGGTGACGCTTTGAGGGACTGGGCCAAGAAGAAAATCAGGACTCTCGACGGGGAGGCGGAGCCGACAATCTCAATCCCAGTAATCCAGATGGATGCCACCCTCGCTGAGGTGATGGTAGGCAAGGACAATGTGACCACCGTCTCCGCCACCAAGGACGCAGGAAACGTCGTCAAGATCGCGTGGGACGGCAAGCCCGGCCCCAATGAGTCCTGGTGCTGCTCGATGAAGGACGAGGACAGGCGCGTGCGTGTTTTCGTCCCGGACGCCCAGGTGACCGAGTGCGACGATGTGAGCTTCGTGCCTGGCTCTGCCAATACTTATTCGCTCACCCTTTCGCTCAACGCCGACGAATCCGGGCATTACATCTACTTTATCTATGACGATGGGCAGGTGCTGGCGGCTTAATGGCAATCAAAGACTACAAGCGCAAGCGCGATACCTTTGATTTTTCGTATGGCGGCAAGCGGTACTCGCTGCCTGCCGTCTCGGCGCTCAGCCTCGGCGACGTGATGGCAATCGAGGAGGCGAGCGGGGACGCGGGCAAGCTCATGGCCTACCGTGGAATCTTCGAGCGCTACGCCCCCGGTCTCTTCGACCAGCTCACCCAAGACGAACTGCTCGCAATCGCGGCAGACTGGGCCTCTGAATCGGGCGTGACGGTGGGGGAATCGCATACCTCGCACGATTAGACCGCGAGACGTGCGGGGCTGTCGATTACGACCTCATGACCATGCTCGGAATCAGGCTAAGGGCCGTCCCATCCACAATCGGTTGGGACGGCCTCGTCATATTCTGCCGACATTTGCCGGACGAGTCGGCGACCATGCGCGCGGTCATGCAGCACGAGGCGGACGGCGCTGAGCGGTGGACAAGCCCGATGCAGTTGGCGCAGATGCTCGCAGACCTCATAGACAGCGTATCGGTGCTGCGCTGGGAGCTGTCATCTCGTGCGCGGAAGAAAGGCAGCTCGCAGCCCAAGAAGCCAAAGCCCTACGAGCGCCCGTGGGACAAGCGAACCGATGAAAAGAGCATCGGCAAGGGCGCTATCTCATGCTCTGAGTTTTTGAGCTGGTACTACGGTGAGGAGGTATAAGTGGCAGGTAAAGGCTCTGGTGTCAACGTCGCTAACGCCTTTGTCACCGTCATGCCCTCTTTTGATGGGGCTGAGCAGGCAATCAGCAAGGGCCTCACTGATAAGATCATCGAGTCCACCAGCAAGGGCGGAGCAGAGTCCGGCAAGAAGCTGGGCAGCTCGCTCTTAGAGGGCATCAGCGGCATCGGCGGCAAGCTCAGCGGAGTGCTAAAAGGCGCCTTGTCGGTGGCAAGCGTGGCGGCGGCAGGCAAGGCCATACTGTCTATCGGCGAGACGTTTGAGGACGTCCGCAACACCATCATCACCGGCACGGGCGCGAGCGGCGAGGCTTTAGACGGACTTGTTGCGAGCGCCACCAACGTCGCAAAGACGGTGCCGGTGAGCTTCGAGGACGCCGCCTCGACTGTCGCAGACCTCAACACCCGCCTTGGCTACACGGGGCCGCAGGTTGAGGGCCTGGCGTCGCAGATATCGATGCTGGGGCGCATCACCGGCCAGGACGTGGACATAAACAAGCTGACCGGCGACCTCACGCTCTTCGGCGTGTCCGCCGATGATGTGTCGGGCCAGATGGACGCGCTCTTTGCCGTCTCGCAAAACACCGGCATCGGCTTTAACGACCTCTTGAGCGTAATCGGGTCAAGCGGCCCGGCAATGTCCGAGCTTGGCTACAGCATGACGGACGTGGCGAGCATGGCCGGAGCGCTCGACAAGGCCGGCATTGACGCGAACTCCACGCTCTCAAAGATGGCAAAGGCGCTGCCGGAGCTCGCACAGGCGGGAGAGGATCCGCGCCAGACGTTCGAGCGGTTGACCGGCGAGATGCAAAACTACATCGCCGAGGGCAACGACTCGGCCGCGCTCGATATAGCTAATAACCTGTTTGGCACGCGCGGGGCGGCGCAGTTCCTGGCTGCCGTCAAGTCGGGGGCAATGAGCGTCGATGACCTGTCCAAGGTGTCCGAGCTTGCCGGCGGCAACATCATGGAGACCGGCTTTGAGACGATGTCTCTGGCCGACAAGTGGAAAGTAGTCAAAAACAACTTCATCGCCGCGCTTGAGCCGATGGCTTCTGGCGTGCTCGATGGCCTGCAAGGCGCTATGGACGGCATCGTGTCGGCCATCAACGCAATCGACCCGAGCGTGATGCAAGAGCTGGGCGCGGCTATTGGCGAGTCGATAGCTACGACACTGCCAGTCCTGGCATCTGCGGTCACGCAACTGCTGCCGGTCATGGTCAATTTCATGACGCAGGCAATCGCGCCCATGGTGCCGGCCATATCCACGATACTTTCGGCAATCGCGCCAATCGTGGCGGCGATAGCGCCGGTTATCGCGGTGCTTACGCCGGTACTCGATATCGTAAGCAAGCTAGGCCCAATGGTTCAGTCTCTAGGCCCGATTATCACCGGCCTCGCAGGCGGGCCAATCGGCATCATCATCGGCGTTGTGGCCGCCGCCGTGGCCGTCCTTGTCACGCTCTGGAACACGAACGCCGGTTTTCGGGATGCTGTGACGGGAATTTGGAACGGGCTGGTTGCGTTCTTCCAGGCCGTGCTCGGGACAATCGCGGGCACCTTCCAGGCCGTGTGGGGCGGTATCATCGACTTCGTATCGGCGGTACCGGGCGCAATCATGGGGTTTTTCGACGGCGTTGCCGGGTTTTTCGACGACCTCTGGCAGCAGGCGCAAGACGCGGCGGCAAATGGATTTGAGGGCATCCTCGATTTTGCGGCGTCGCTTCCTGGCCAGATTTGGAGCTTCATAGCGGGCATCCCGGCCTACTTCGTGGAGGCGTTCGACCTCCATGGCCCGGTGGCTGACGCAATCACGGCAATCAGCGACGCCTTCAGCAACCTCCCGCAAACCATCTGGGGCTGGATATCCGGCATTCCCGGAAAGTTCGCCGAGATGTTCTCGCAAATCCACATCCCGTCATTTCACATCGAGGGCGGCTTTAATCTCGACCCGGCCCACTTCTCCGTGCCATCGCTCAGCTTCTACGGATTGGGCGGCTTCACCAGCGGCACAACGGCAATCGTGGGCGAGCGCGGGACGGAGTTCGTCTGGCCGAGCTACGGCGGGCTGATGGACAGGTACGCCGCCGCGCTTGTTGACCACATGGACGCTGAGCCTGGCGGCGGCACCACAAACGTGTACATCAACGGCGCGCGGATCAATGACAGGCCAGAGGTGGAGGCCCTGCTGATGGAGTTCTTGACGGGCCTGCGCCGGCTCAACGCGCTACAGGGGGCTTGATAATGGCGACAGTAGGCAGGTACGCGGCCCCCTCGGGCCTCGGGTGGCTCATCGCCACCAGCACCGGCAACGTCATTGGCACGACGGCTCCCGTCGTGGTGTCCGGGCAGGCTGTGACGGTGCACCCCATGTGGGTGTCTGGTTACGTCACATTTCAGGTTCAGACGCGCACCCGGAGGCGGCTAAGCCCCGCCACGGCTGCTACCACCAACCCCGCCGGCGGCGAGGTGTGGGAGGACTGGGGCGCGTGGCAGGGCACCACGGATGACGGCAAGGTGGCGGCGGTCACCAAGGCTGGCAGCTACACCTACCTCACCGACGGCATCACCGTGCCCGCCAGCCACGCGGCATACGACGCGGTTGACATTGAATTCCGGGTGCGCGTGCATAACCAGCCCGATTACGTTTCGAGCGAGTGGGCTACCGGCACAATCCGCGCCAGGTACGCGCCAAAGGCTGTTGCCGTCACGGTCTCGCCCTCGTCTGACGGCGGGGCAGACATTGCCGTGGACACCGACTGGGCGCGCGGGGGTTGCACGATGCGGCTGGGGCCGTTCTACCGCGCCGCAAGGCCCCACTACGACGCCCTGGCCCCCGCCGTCACATCGACCGTGGGGCCTGACTTCTCAATCCACGTCCCGCCGGCTGCGATATCAGGCGGCGCAATCCTCGCAGGCAATGCCGACCTGACCACGGCCGACGGCGTGAGGGAGTCGCGATACACGTTCGCGACGGCCTGGGACGATTCCACCGGAGACTACCGGTTCGCGGTCGGGGAGCACCAGGACGCTACATCGGTGCCTGAGCCGACGTTGACCGCGCATGATTCGGGCGGCGACCTGGTAATCACCGTCGCCCCCAAGTCGGGCAAGTATGACTCGGTGGTTGCCGCGATATCGTGGACGGACGCAGACCGCACGGAGTACCGCGAGACCGTGGAGCTTACCGAGAGCGGCGGCACATGGTCTACCGTGTCGGCAAGCCCCCCGCTCAACACCGACATAAGCATTACCGCAAATTGCATCTTGGACGGAGAGTGGCGCACGGTTGAGACTACCGCCCGCGTCGAATGCGGCAACGGCCTGCTCACCTGGGGCGCTGAGCGCGTGGAGCTGCGATACGACATAAAGCGGTCAATGGGCATGGCACACAGCGCTGAGACGGTCGATATCGCGGGTCGCTCCCTGCCGGTGTCGCGCCACGGCAGCATGGGCGGGCGCACCGTCGATATCAGCGCCACCCTCTGGGAGGGCGACCAGTCACCGGCGGAGCTTGACGCGCTACACGCGCCGCATGACTGGATCCTGCGCACGCCTGACGGGTTCAGGGCGCGCGTCATGGTCGATAGCTGGTCTCGCTCCGACGCGGACTCACGGGGCGCGTGGTCTGTGTCGGTGTCGTGCACGGAGGTGGCCCCATGATTGACTGGGCCGCAAGCGTCGAAAACCGGTTCGAGTACGACCTCGTGGACAGCCGCGACCTTGATGCGGTAGTGGGCACCCTTGACGGGGTTGTGCCCGGCGGCAAGCTAACAGAGGGTTGGCGCACCGACTACCGGCAGAGCGCCACCCTCACGCTCGACGGCTGCGAGGTGCCGCTGTGGTGCGCGGTGCGGATATGGAACGTCGCGTCCCAGAACGGCAAGGAGGAGCGCACGGCGCTCGCCACGCTCATGCCCAAGCCCGGTCAGAGCACGTACAAGCTAGGCCGCGCCACGGGCAGCGTAGACCTGTACAGCTCGATGTGGCGGATGGGCAGCGACCTGGCGTTTTCGGACTACGGCGTGGTAGCAGGCACCGACGCAATCCAATGGTTTCGCGACCTGGTGGAGGCCGCAGGAGGTACGGCGTACGTCCCGGATGCTCTCACCATCGCACCGCACACCTTTGGCTCATCGCACGTCTGGGAGTGCGGGGACAGCAGGCTCACCGAGCTCAACCGCTGCGCCAAGTGCTGCGGCGCCCGCGTCACCGTGGACGGATGGGGCCGGGTGGCGCTCGAACCGTACCAGTCGCCGGCGCAGATCGCGGCATCCGGAGTGCTCTCGTCAGAGATGCTTGAGCCGGGCGTAGGCATCGACCCCGGCGACATGTGCAACCGCGCAGTGTGCTCGATTGAGCAGGATGATACGCGATACTTCGCACACGCAGACCTCCCAACGGCTCACCCGTGGAGCAAGGAGCGCATAGGCTACGTCGTGGCAGAGAGCGTCAACGCGCCGACGGTGGAGCAGGGAGGTGACGCTCAGGCGGCGGCAGACAAGGCCGTGGCCGACAAGATGGCCGATATAGCGGCTGCGAGCACCACATACAGCGCCACGGGCCTGTACAGCCCGGCGCTCACGCCTGGGCGCGTGGTTGCGCTCGACTACCGGGACGGCCCCGGAGACGGCGTGCAGGCGCGGTGCTTCATCTCTCAGCGAGAGGTGACGCTAGACGCAAAAATGGAGACACAATACACGTTGGAGGCGGTCGATGGCTAACGACCTCAGCGCCCGCATGCGTATGGCGCGGCTCATGGGGGGTGGCGGCGGAGACTCGGACGGCATCCGGCCCGTGCGCCGCACGTCTGGCACGGCGGTGTCCGACAGCTCGGGCGGAAAGGTGCGAGTGCAGCTCTCGGACGGCGACCCAATAGAGGTGCCGACCTCCGTGGCCGTCAAGGCAGGCCAGACCGTCTCCCTGCTGGTTTCCGGCGGCGTGGCAACAGCTGTGGGCGTCGCCGGCTGGGGTGACGGAGTGCAATCGCAGGTGGACGAGCAGGCTGCAATGGTGCGGCAGTACGCAGACGGCGTGCTGGTCGCAAAGACCGGGGCCAAGGTCGGGGCGCTGGTCAACGCAAGCGGCTCGTTTGACGTGGTGATGCTCTCGTGGTCAGACGGCGTGCCAAGCGTATCGGGAACGCTATCGAGCTTTGATGCCGACTCTGCGACAATCGGCACAGAGGCCACTCCCGGCGCGAGCGTAGACCTCGTTGGAGGCGCGGCGCGGTTTTACGTCAAGCAGTGGGACGAATCCGACACAGGCACGCGAGAAGTCAGGCTGAACAGCAACGGCGCGGCCATCGTAATCGGCATAGAGGACGAGGCCACAAACGGCGGGCTAATCGTGCGGCCGGCCACGAGCGGCGCAGCGGCGGAAATTGCCATGGAATGGCCGCTCGATGTGGGGGCCGGATTGAGCATTAACAGCAAGGCGGTCAAGTGGCAGTCCGCCGCGGTCACGCTCAACACCTCGTCAAGCCTGCTCGGGGCGCACTCGGCGTCGTGCCTGATAAACCCCGGCCTTGGGCTTGCGCACCTCTCCATTGATATGAGCTTCGAGTCGCCAGGGTGGCAGCCAGGCACAGGGACGTGGCTCTTCCGGCTCCCATCGGGGCTTCGGCCTTCTGCGACTAAGCGGCTGTACAACCTGCTGCAAATCTACATCGGCGGTCGATGGGGGGCGCATGTGGACGTACACAATGACGGATATTGCTACCCGACGTGGGGCTGGCAGGCCACGAACATCATGTGCAACATGATTTTTCCGACCGCGCTGCTGGGGGAGGTGCTGCGATGAGCCAAATCGACCCCGATATCCTTATAGCGTTCGGCTCGCTGGTGGTCGCCGCCCTTGCCCTGATTGCGTCAGCGCTGCGCAGCTACTCAAGCGACGAGCGCGGCGAGCAGGTGGTGAGCGACCGCCTAGACGCCATCGCCGAGAGCGTGAAGCGGCTCACCGCCATCGTTGAGGGCATGGACGCCAAGCTCGACGCGCACGCAGACAGCATCGCCCGCACCGAGGAGCAGATAAAGGCCCTGGCATCGCGCGTGGAATCGGTGGAGTCCCGGCTCGCATCGTTGGAGCGCGAGCACGCGAGGAGCAGCCACGCGGGGACGTGACGCTGATTGGAGGTGCAAAAGAAGATGAGGAAAGGCATATACAGGGGGACTACCCCGAGCATCACACTCAACATCACGGGCGTTGACCTGTCGGACGCGAGCGTCTGGCCCACGGTGATTGTCACGGTCAAGAATGCCCGCAGCACTTTCGACCTGGACCGCGACAAGCTCGCAATCGCCAAGACGGACGCTGGATGCACGGTGACCTTCGAGCTCATGCAGGCACAGACGCTTGCAATCTCGGCGATGTTTCCAGTATACGTGCAGCTCCGTGCCAAGGACGCGGACGGCCACGCAATCGCTTCTCCCATGGCGAGCGTTGAGGTTGAGGACGTTATAAAGGATGGTGAGATTTGATGTCAAATCAAGAAATAGCGATTGACATCGACATTTCATCGGTTGCGGTTGACATCGACCTGAAGCCAAGACCGTCGCTTGAGATGGACGTGTCGCAGACGGTTAACGTCATCGGCGAGCTTGCCTACCCCATGTATCAGGGTCCCTACGAGGCGACGCCCACGGTAGACGGCCTGATGCTTGCTACAAGGCGCAGGTCGATGAGCAAGGACGTGAGCGTCGAGCCTATCCCCATAGGCTCGGTAAGCAATGACAGCGGCGGAAGAACCGTCACAATAGGGTAGATTGGGGAAATGGCAATGGCAGAGAATCAAAACGTAAACAAAGTCGTTTATGGCGGCAAAACCCTAATCGATCTCACAGCCGACACGATTACGGCTGGCGATCTCGCCGCTGGCGTCACAGCGCACGACAAGTCTGGCGCGGCCATCACTGGCACCGACACGCGCGACTCGGACACGAGCGAGGACACGGCGGCAGTCGCGGAAATCCTCGCAGGGAAGACGGCCCACGCGCGTGGCGCGCAGCTCGTGGGCACCATGAAGAACAATGGCGGCACTGGCGTCACCGTAACATCAAAGGGCGGTTCCACGATTCCGCAGGGCTACCACGACGGCAGCGGCAAGGCCACGATTGACGCGGCATCCGCAGCGGCGCTCGTGGCGGGCAACCTCAAGCAGGGGGTCAAGGTGCTCGGCGTCACCGGCACGTACGCCGGCGAGGCGGCCAAGCTCCAGACCAAGAGCGTGACGCCTTCTACGAAGGCACAGACCATCACGGCAGACACGGGATACGACGCGATCTCGTCCGTCTCCGTCGCGGCCATCCCGTACGCTGAGGCCACCAACGCCGCCGGTGGCACGACCGTCACGATCGCGGGGGCGTAGCGCATGGCGGTCAGCAAAGTTGTCTACGGAACCACGGTGCTCGTGGACCTGACCTCGGACACCGTGAGAGCGGACGCCCTCGCGCTGGGGGACACGGCGCACGGCTCGAACGGCGAGGCGATAAGCGGCACCGCGCCGCTATGGGGTGGGATGGACACGCACGAAATGCTTAATCCGCAGGCTGTGAGCTATGTCAGCGCGGCGGAGAGCGCCTACGGCGACACGGACTATGCGAGCAATACCGTGGTGGCGACCTACGCGAGCGAATCGCAGTACTGCGACGGGGAATCGTCGGTAACGGCCACGTCCCCCGTCGCGGGTACAGGCCACTTGCACGACCTCACGCGCCCGGAACTTTCGTGGAGCAAGGCGCTGGCGACGGGAACGACGGTCAACCTCTACGGCCTGGTTCCAGGCGACACCGTGCTCGTGGAGCTGGTGGGCAACGTCGGAAACGGGACGCAGCCCATCGGACTGTTGGGCTACACCGTCGCCGACCACGGCATGAGGCTCCTGGGCAACGCGGACGGCGGGAAGAACATCCGCGACCTCGGCGGCTTCGCGTGCGACGGCGGCAAGGTGCGCTACGGCGTGCTCTATCGCGGCAGCGACATCGCGAGCTACACCGACCTGTGCAGCGAGATGGCGACCACCCTCAAAATCAAGGACGAGGTGGACGTGCAGGGAGCGGAATCGACCGCTACGAGCAGCTTCTTCCCCAGCGCGCAGTACCACCATTACCCGCTCGACACTCCCAGCAGCTACGAAAGCCTGTACGAGCTGACGGGCAGCTCATGGAGCACGGTAAAGGAGTGCGTGGAGCACGTCATGGCCAACGCGGTTTACGGCGCTCCTACCTACGTCCACTGCTCGCTCGGGGCCGACCGCACCGGGGCCGTGTGCTTCTGGCTGCAAGGCATCCTGGGCGTCTCTGGCAAGCACCTCGACATGTCATACGAGGCCACCGCCCTCACGGGCAAGGTGTGGGGTTCGACCTCCGTGGTCAACCGCACGCGCTCATACGCGCCGTGGGTAGGACTCAGAGACTACTTCGCCACTTTGGGCAGCACGCCGCAGGAAGGGTGCCTGCACTGGGCGTATCAAGCCGGAATCGACATAGACTTGATCAACAGCTACCGCGCGGCCATGAGCACGGGCACGCCGGACACGCTGAGCTACGACAAGTGGATCGTGGCCTACACCAACCAGATACCGATAAGCACCGACACGGACGGCTCCGTGTTCAACGGCACGGGATACAAGAGCGGGTACTACCTCACAGGCTCGGGCGCGATCGACTCATGGTCTGGCGTGGAAGTCACGGGTTTCATCCCCTGCAAGTACGGCGACGTGGTGCGGCTGTCGGGGATAACCATGACGAGCACCAACGCGAACGCATCGATCATCAACCGCGTCTTGTGCTACCAGAGCGACAAGTCGACCGTCACCGCCATCCGCAACGCCAAGACCAGCTCAATCAAATGGTGGGACGCGACCTACGACAGCGACAACAACGTCGTGCAGTTCACTTGCTACGACAAGGACACGGCCTACATCCGCATCTGCGCGGAGGAGATTAGCAGCAAGTCGGTGATAACCGTCAACGAGGAGATATAAACGGGCGGAGAGCGCGGACTCCTTCCCCGCGCGGGGCGGCTCCCGGAAAAGCCGAGCGGCGGCGCGGAGGGGACGCCGCCTGTACCGACAACAGACGTAAGGGGGACACATGACCAAGGAAAGCACCGAGAGGGCGCTAAAGACGCTCGCAGAGACATTCGTGGCGACATTTGTGATTGTCTTTGCCGGAGGGCTAACCGGCGGGCTGGTGGACGTGGGGGCGCTGCAAAGCCTGGCCGTGGCCGCGCTCTCCGCCGCAGTCGCTGCCGTCGCATCCAAGGTGGTCAACCTCGGCAAGGACGTGTTGCCGGAGGATGAGCCTTCGGAGGGCGAGCACGGTGGAGATTGAGGAGCGCATCTGCTCCGACGGCCACGGCTCGATTGAGCCTGAGCTGCTGGTGGTTCACTCCACCAGCGACCCGGGGGCGGACGCCGACACGCTGTGCCGCTGGTGGAAGTCTGGACAGACTAACTTGCAGGTGCACTACTGCGTTGACTGGCTGGGCCGCTGCCTCCACTGCGTGCCAGACGATGCGAGGGCCTACCATTGCGGCGACGGGAATTACATTTCCATCGGCATCGAGATTTGCGAGCCGTCAGAGGGCGCAAGCCAAGACGATCTAGACGCTTCGTGGCGCTATGCGGTGGAGGCTTGCAGCCAGATACTCGTGTCCCACGGCTGGGGGCCTGAGGACATGCGCAGCCACCACCACATGAGCGAGCACTACGGCGGCAGCGACCACACCGACCCTGACGAGTATTTCAGCCGCCTGGGCCACACGTGGGCCGAGTTCGTGGAGGCCGTAAGGGACTACAGCGGAGAGGATGAGGACGAGGTGCAGCAATCCGACATTGACGCCATCGTTTCGGCGGTGGCAGAGAGCATCAAGTGCGACGATGCATTTAAGGCCAGCATCGCGCACGCGGTTTGGAACTACAGCAACGAGGCCGTCAACGGAGACCGCGACGCATACCGGCTCTTGACAGAGCTTCACAAGGCCGAGGTTGCAAGGGACGATACCCCGTGGAGCGGTGCCGGATGCCTGGCCTACCGCAACGAGGACGTCAACCCGGGCAAGGACGTGTACCAGCTCATCACCGACATCCACTCCGCCGTGGCTCCGGATGACGCGAGCCAGGGCGGCACAGACTAGGCATCAAGGCGGGGACGCCAAACCACTATCAAATGCTGTGATTGCCGCGCGGCGACCTCTGTAACCCCGCCTCATGCGGCCCCTCGCCCTTCGGGGCGGGGGGCTTTTTGCGTGCCCTAGCTTTTGGCTCCGTGATAAATGTTGTCTGGATCGTCCGGGTACGCGAAAGATACCTCGACGCCCTGGCACCTGAGCGCGTCTGCGGTCATGCGCGCGTTCGCGTTCGCCTGCCCGTACGGCTCCCCAGGTTCGCGGCCAAACGAGTCGAATTGCTCTTGGTCTCGGTAGTAAGTGAGCTGTACCGACCTGCCAGGTAGCGCGTCGGCTATATCGAGCGCACCAGCCACCACAGCGTCTTGCTTCTTAACCGCTTCATCTAGCAGCTTCCATGCATCGTCGGGCGCACCTCGATAACCAGGCGCGGGCGTCTCCCACCTGCGCACAGAGCGCACGGTAACGCCCAGCTTCTTCGCCACATCGGCCTGCGACATGCCTACCGATTCGCGCAAGGCTCTGAACTCGGCTTTGCTTCTCATGCGCCCTCCTAAAAAAGAGGGGCGGCTTTTGCGCCGCCCCAGCTGGTTGCTATTTCATATCAAACTCTATCGATTCGTGGTCAATCCCGATTTGGCCGCAGACCTCACGTTCGAGCCGTTCGTACTCGTCAGGTTCCGTTGCGTCCCAGTCTTCCGGCTCGGTTGCGTCCGCCATGGCGATGATGTCCTCGTCCCCGTCCTCAATCCAAACCGTGAGAACCGGGTGCGTGACGTTCCAATCATCGATAATCCAGTTGCCGTGCTCGTCCCAATGGTCTGTCGGGACGTCTTCAATCTTGTAAAATCCGCGCATGTTTGACATCTCCATTTTTCCCAACTCCTTTAAGTGGTGGGCAACCCTCTTGATCGCTCTTTCGATGTGACAGGCTGCCGCTACTGCTCGCTGATATCGTGCTTGTCTACGATTGCGGAGAACTCGTCCTCACCGAGGTCTTTCCAGTAGCGGTTGCCGTCTTCACCGATTTCGGTTACCTCGTCAATGATGGCGTCACGGTCGTAATCTTCTGTGGAGTCTCCAAGGTATGCGTCAAGCTCGCAATCCTGAAAAATGCTCTTGCCGTTCGCTGCGTTCCTCATGGTAGTGGTTCCTTCCTGCTCGGTTCCCTCTTGATGCTTATAAATATAGTCCTCTTTGCGGACTATGTCAAGCGGGTAAAGCGATCTATTTAAATCGCGCTGGCACCTATTTGGTGCGCTCGATGTGCCGAAAATGCGCCGCAGCATACCGTATTTTTTTCTAAGCGCGATGATGTTGTCACGGATGCTCATTGATTGCCTCCTAGTTAAATTATCTAGCATTCTACGAAAATTTTTCTTGACATACAATGCTAGTATAACTAGCATATTAGACAGTTGAGCAGCAGCAAGGAAGGAGGTGTGATAGCAGTGGCGCAGACATTGCGTGAAGCACGTGAGGAAGCTGGATATACGCAGGAGTACATGGCTAAAAAGCTTGGTGTTTCGCGCCCGACATACGCGAAAATCGAGGGTGACCCCAGGCGCGCAACGATTGTCCAAGCGCGTTCGATTTGTAAGCTTCTGAGCAAGAACTACGAGCGTATTTTTTTTGGATTAGATGCTAGTTAAACTAGCATCCACCCGATAGCACGTCCCGCACCTTGAAAACGACGCTCGCAATGGGGGCGTACAGGAATAAGCGCGCCGCGCCCTCGCATCGAAAAGGGCGCACCGACGAACAAAAAAGCCCCCGTCCGATGGCAGCGGAGCGAGGGCAACGACAAGGAAGGAGTCCAAATGTCAAACGACATTGTACCGCAGGAATGGGAGGAACGCGCCTTTGAAAATGCCAAGTTCGGCGTCTTGCGAGTCTACGTGAACAGGCGCACTGGCGAGGTTCAATTCAATCTCGATGACGTTGCGCGGAGCCTTGGAATGAGTGTTGACGAGGCCAAGGAAGCTGCCGGCAAAGAGAACGTGTTCACCATGTCGGTTCCCACGATCACCGAGGAAGATTTCGCAAGATTCTGCAAAGAGCTGGAGGCATTGTGATGAATGATATTCAGGTTTTCGACAACGGCATCGGCGGCGAGCTGCGCGGTGGCGTGAATGATGATGGCTCGATCTGGTTCGCGGCAGCAGACGTTGCGGCGGCGCTTGGATACTCAAGCGCGAAAGACCTTACCCGCAACCTCGATGACGATGAAAAGGGGCGGCAGATTGTGCCCACCCTTGGTGGCAACCAGGAGCTATCGACAATCACCGAGCCGGGTCTGTACCACTCGCTGAACATGCGCCGCGCCGGTTCGGTCAAGGACGAGGCCCTGCGAGCAAACGTCAAGGCATTCCAACACCAAGTCAACCATGAGGTCTTGCCCGCCATCCGCCGCGACGGCGGTTACATGGTGGCTCGTGAGGACGAGAGCGACGATGTTGTAATGGCCCGCGCCCTCCTTATCGCCGACAAGGCGTTGAAGCGCAAGGACAAGCTGATAGCCGAGCAAGGCGCCCAAATCGACGAGATGCGCCCCAAGGCGCTCTTTGCTGATGCTGTGGCGGCGTCCGACGGGACGTGCCTGGTTGGCGAGCTTGCCAAGATGATGACGCAGGCCGGATTCAAGGTCGGTCAAAACAGGCTGTTTGAGCTGCTGCGCAAAGACGGATTCTTGGGCAAATCAGGGAGCAACAAGAACGTACCGCTACAGAGATACGTGGAGATGGGGCTGTTTCGCATCAAGGAGACGGCGATAGCCCACGCAGACGGTCATGTAAGCATCAACCGCACAACGAAGGTAACCGGAAAAGGGCAACGCTACTTCCTCGCCCGCTACTGCGGTGGGGACGAGTGATGGATATGGAGATGCCTGAGTACGAGGACAAGGCGCTGTTTTGCAAGCGCTTGACTGAGGCCCTAATCGAGTGCGGGGCGGGCCGCTACGACTGGCTCAAGCAACACCCGCTGGTATATCGCGAGGACGCAAACGGCGACGAGCACGTCTGGTGCGCGGGCTTGGAGTACCGCAAGGCCAACGTCTGTGGCGACAGCCTAACCGCCATGGCTGTGGACATACACAGACAGGGGGTCTTGTGATGGGCCGCGAATCAGACCGCCTCGACGGGTACCGGCTGCTCAGCTGCCGAGAGGCGGGCGAGGTCTTGGGGAAAAACGAGGAGTGGGTCAGGCGCCAGGCCCGTCGCTCTGAGCATCCCATCCCGAGCGTAAGGCTCCCGCGCGACGACGGCACTTCCGGGCAGCGCATCGGAATCTGGCTGCGGGATTTGTACCAGTGGACAAAGGAGGTGGGCGCATGACCGAGGTCGGATGGCGCGAGGCTCTGCGCCTGGCGGGGCTTGACCCGCGCGAGCTCTTCGCAATCGGCTGGCGTGGATGGCTCAAGATAACCGCTCTGCTGGCCGTCTGCTGGGCGGCTGCATGGCTTTTGGCATAGGGGGCACGGATGACGGATGACGCGCCGAGCGTGGCGCTTGCCGCGAGCGCATTTGCGGCGAGCGAGGCGCTCAATGACTTTTACCTGAGGTTAATCAACGAGCCGAACCCGGACAGGTGGCACACGGGCCTCCTGGCCGAGGTCAACGACATGGCGGCGGTGCTCAACCACGTATCGACGGTGATGGCCTGGGAGCGCCGCGCAAAAAAGAGGGACAGACAATGACGGAGGAAACAGCAATCACGTTCGCGCCGACACTACAGCCGGCGGTAATCACGGCAGACTTTCCCGGCATGCGCGAGCGCCTAGGTGGGCTGCTGGCCGGCCTGGATACGAGCGACGAGGCGCTGGGGGCCACCACCACGGCAGACCTAAAGCGCCGGCGGCGCGAGGTCAACGGCATTATCAAGTCAGTGGACGATGGGCGCAAGGCCATCAAGCGGGAGTACAACCGCAGCCTTGATGCATTCGAGGCCGAAGTGAAGGACGTGCTCTCGACCGCCCGAGACGCAAGCGAGCGGCTAAAGGGCGAGATTGACAGGCGCGAGGAAGAGGCCCGTGAGGGCAGGCGCGAACAGCTTGAGAGGGCCTATCAGGACATGGCCCCGGTCTTGGTGCCGGTGGTGCCATTCGAGCGGCTGTGCGAGGACAAATGGCTGACTCAGACAGGCTGCAAGCACGCCCTGCCCGAGCTTGAGGCCAAGGTGTCCCAGCTTGCGGCGGACTGGGACTCGCTGCAAAGCATGAAGGGGTCTCTCCCATGCTACGACGTGGCCGAGAGCGAGCTTTTCATGTCGCTCGACCTGGGGAGGGCCATACAGAGGGCCAGGGACGAGCAGGCACACCGCGACGCGATAGCCCAGGCCAAGGCCGAGCGGGATGCAAACCTTGCGGCGGCACGGGCGGATGCGGAGCCGGAGGAGCCGGAGAAACCTACTGATCAGTGTGAATCCTCCGAGAGCGTCAAAGACCTGGCCGAGCGGCAGAGCTTCGAGCGCAAGGTGCGTGAGATGGCCGAGCGCTCCATGGCCGCTATGGCGGCAAAGCGAGAGGCCGAGCAGGACAAGCCGGCTGACATTCCCGGCCCGTGGGTTGTAACCATCACCAGCGCCACCAAGGCACAGATGCAAGAGTTTGCCCAGCGCCTGAAGGCGATGGGGCTTTCTGGGCGGATTAGCCGTGCCAAGGCGGCAAGGACGGAGGCATAGCATGAGCAGCGAGATTGTACAGGTGGGCGGCGAGCAGATAGAGCCGGCGACGGTGCTCAGGCAGAGGGTCGCGGCGGTGCACTCCGCTTACAAGTCGGTAATGAAGGATGGGGTGCATTACGGCATCATCCCTGGCACCGGCAAGAAGCCTAGCCTGCTCAAGCCCGGGGCGGAGATGCTGTGCACGCAGTTTCGGCTAGTCCCGAGCTACGAGGTGGAGCGCACAGACCTGCCGGGAGGGCACCGAGAGTACGGGGTTACGTGCACGCTCACAAAGCTCGACACCGGGCAGATCTGGGCGCAGGGCATCGGCCTTTGCACGACCATGGAGAGCAAATACCGGTATCGGTGGCATGGGTACGGCAGCGGGCGCAAGCGCACCGAGAACCCGGACATTGCGGACACATACAACACCGTTTTGAAGATGGCAAAGAAGCGGGCGCTGGTAGACGCGACGCTCACCGCAACCGGGTGCAGCGACATGTTCACACAGGACGTGGAGGATTTTCAGCAGCCCGAAACGGTTGAAGCCGTTCCGGAAGTAGACCTTTCGGATACTCGGGCCGCTTTCGCCGAATACAAGCACGCCACCGGTGCAGACAACGCCGACGCAATGCGCGACGTATGCGCGGCCGTCGGGGCCACGGACATGCACTCAATGACGCAGGAGCAGGCGGACAAGGCGGCGGAATGGCTCAGGGCCAAATCTGTTGCACCTGCCCCAGAGCCTACAGCCCCAGAGCCTGAGCCGGTAGAGGCGGTGCCGGTCGATGCCGAGCCGGAGCCTGAGCAGGCCGACTACGCCACAGACGATATCAATTTCTGAGGAGGATTCAAAGGATGAGTGGTGAGGAGGCTTGGAGGTGGGTGGTCGGCTACGAGGGCCTATAACAGGCCTGCAAAGGAGATTGGGAAAGAGTACGGGGTATCAAAGACGGCTATACGTGACATTAAGCGCAGGAAGAATTATAGAGAGGTCATGTGATGGGCGACATTAACTGCACGTGCATATCTGGGAGATTGCCACGGGATGCCGAGTTGCGTGCAACCAGCGGCGGTACCCAGGTGCTCACTTTCAGCGTCGCCGTCAACGAGCGCCGCAAGACTGCTAACGGAGACTGGGAGGACTACACCAACTGGGTCGACTGCACCATGTTCGGCCGTAGGGCCGAGGGCGTGGCCCGATACCTGACTAAGGGTGCCAAGGTCGCCATTGAGGGCCGCTTGCGCTGGCACTCATGGGAGACCGACACCGGCGAGAAGCGGTCAAAGCTCGAGGTGATTGTTAGCGAGCTTGAGTTCATGTCCGCAAGAGAGGGCGGCGAGGGGCGGCAAATCGTGAGCAGCGCCCCGGCAGGCACCAAGATTTCACAGCCGCCCATACAAAGCGCGTACCTGGACGAAGATATCCCTTTTAACTAGGGCCACACGTATGGAGAACATGAAGAAGTGCAGCGCGTGTGGCCGATTGCTGCCTTCGGCATCTGATTAGGAGGTTTTGACAATGTGCAAATACTGCGATGACTCTTTCGAGCGCTTGGGTACGGCCGGGGACGGTGACCTCAAGCAATCCCTTGTCTTGGATGTCGATTGGCTTGAGCTCTGGGAGAAGGGGCCGGAGAAGTGCACGGTAACCGAGCTAGCCCGCATCAACTTCTGCCCGATCTGCGGCAATCCCCTCGTCGCCGGCATCGACCATGTATCGATGGCGGCTCTCTGATGGGCCGAAGCATCAGGAGCGCAAAGGATGCCGGTACGAGGTTCGAGACTGCCGTGTGCGCCTTCTTGACCGCACGCACGCCCATCCATACCGAGCGGCGCGCAAAGCACGGCAGAGCCGACCAGGGCGACGTGTCGGGTGTCTTTATCGGCCCGCTCTCCGTGGTGGTCGAATGCAAGGACTACGGCGGCCGGCTAGAGCTGCCCCAGTGGACGCATGAGGCCGAGGTTGAGCGTGAGAACGCAAGGGCAGACGTGGGGCTTGTGGTCGCAAAGCGCCGGGGCTGCGGAGAGGCCCAGATGGGACACCAATGGGTGGTCATGACGCTAGACACCCTGGCCGCCATCATCACCGGGACTTTCGGAGACCGCCGGGCCGAGACCTGCCGCTTGGAGTGGAGGCAGGCAGACCCGGAGGACGATGAGCGTTCGTGGGTCTGCTCAAAGTGCGGCGACACCGGATGCACCGACTACGACGCTTACAGCGGGGTGCGCCACTGCCCCTGGTGCGGCAGGCGCGTGACGAGGGGGTGATCTCATGGACGGCTTTGCGAGCTTTCCGCACTCGATCGGGATGCGCCACCACCACAAGACGGCGATGCTGCAGGCGGCGCTAGGCGACAGGATGGGGGCTTACGGCAAGGTGTGCGCCCTGCTTGAAGTGCTTTACGAGTGCGGCGGCAGCATAAGCCTGGACAACGGGGGCCGCAGGTACCTCGAATCAGAGCTCGACTGCGACGAGGAGGGGCTTGACGTGTTCCTGGCCGCATGCGCCGGCATCGAGTGGATAGACCCCGATCCTCTGTCTGACGGCATCGTGACTAGCCACAACGTGCGGGAGCAAATCGACTACTGCCGCACAAAGGCTGAGGCCGGGAAGAGGAGCGGTGACGCACGCCGCAAGAGGAGCGCCGAGCGGGCTAAAAGCTGATGTTCGAACACCTCCGCGAACACGTCCGCGAACACATCGACGAACACAACCGCGAACACACTTGCGAACATGTTTGCGAACACATCCGCGAACAGAAAACGAACACCGCCGCGAACACGTCCGCGAACCTAAATAAATAAATAAATAAATAAGGCCCGTCTTGCGTCCCTCAGCAAGACGTAAGGCGGGCCGTATGTGAGAGTCACAACAACATGCATCTCTTTTGGTTCTTTTCTCTGTGGAAAACTCAAAAAATTTCGGAAGGAGCGACACCATGAACGATGACGAGAGGCGGGCCGTCGTCGACGCCGTCACCGAGCTGACCAAGGCCATCGGGCACCACGCCATGGTGATCACGTCGATGCTCTGCCTCCTCGCCCGGCACATCGACCTGGGCGACGACAAGGGGGAGCTCGCGCGGATGGCGGCGGGCGAGACCAAGGCCGCGATGGCGATGGTGCGCATCGGGGAGGGCGATGAGTCATGAGCGGGCAGGAGGACGTGGTCCGCATCCTCGACCGCGCAAGTGATGCATACATGGCCATGGGCGTGGGCCACGGCTGGATGGAGGCCCTGGCCAGGCTGTCAGGCGTGGCGACCAAGACGATGCGCGACGCGAGGGAGGGCAGGCGCTCCATGCGGGCCTCGACCCTCGGACAGCTGACGAGGTGCGTGGACCAGCTCGAGCGATGCGCGGCGCACATGGCCGCGGCCAGGGGGCGGTGACCGTGGCGGGGACGATGACGTGGCTCGTGCCGCCCTTTGAGCCGGAGCCCGAGCGCCTGTGCGTGCGGTGCCGCTGGTTCGACATCGGCTCCATGAGCAACAGCAGCGGCGTCTGCCGCAGGATGACGGACTGGGAAGGCGGGAGGCTGGCATGGCGCAGGCTGTACGCGACATGCCCGGACTGGGAGGAGGACGCATGACCGATGATGACAAGAAGCGCGAGGCCCGGGTCAAGGAGGCCCGCATCAGGGTCATCCGCGCGGCCGAGATGATGGGCAGGGCGGCGGAGCTCGCGAACGACCCGGAGCCCGATTGGACGGCTTGCGAGGCGTACGCCACGATGGCCTCGGACATCCTGCCGATGTTCCGGGGAGGCGAGCCTCTGTGATGACGACGGGCCAGGCCTTCCAGGAGGACAAGGACCGGCTACGGGCCAAGCTCGATGGCGTGGTTGCGCCCGAGGTGCTGGCAGACGTGATGGGGGTGTGCGACCGCTGGCACCACGAGGTGCACGAGCTGGCCGCCGCCGGCAGGGCCATGGAGAGGCTGTGCCGCGCGCACGGCATCTACATGGACAAGGCGTTCCCGGAGTACATGCTGCTGTACGAGGAGGAGCGCAGGCGGTTCAAGGGCGACTACGTGTACGAGTACCAGCTCGACGAGCTGCTGGACGAGGCCGAGGGGGCGTCCGATGGACGATGAGGAGATGTGCGCGACGTGCCTGCGGTGGGACCTCACGTCCGGAACCTGCGACCTCACCGGCCTCGAGACCTACGGGGCCAGCTCCTGCCACCGGTGGGAGGCCATGCCCGCCGGCGGCAGCAAGAGAGTGGAGGGATGGGGCGATGACGACGGATAGGACCTGCTCCGAGTGCGACTGGCTGGAGGGCTTCACCGGCGACATGGGCGGCCGCGTGTGGCTCTGCTGTGCCGGGCGCGTCCCGTGCAGGCTGACGCATCCCGACCGCCCGGCGTGCGAGCTCTTCAGCGATGGCGGACGCTACGAGGCCAACGGATGGGAGGAGAGCGATGACCGAGACCGCTAAGACCTGCGAGACCTGCCGCCATCTGTGGGGCGTGGTCCAGCTCAGGGACGGCAGGCCCGTCCTGGACAGGCTGGAGACGCAGTGCATCGAGCGCGGAGAGGACAGGGACGGGAGCGACCCAGCCTGCGAATGGTGGGCCGAGATGACGGAAGACGATTGGAGGATGCTATGACCGAGGTGAACCTCAACGGATTGAACGAGATGCTGTTCCGGCAGCTCGACAGGCTGGACAGCGCGAGCAAGGACGACCTGCCGGACGAGATAAGCAGGTCCAAGGCCATCCGCGACGTGGGCGAGACCATCATCGCCAACGGCAAGCTCATGGTCGACGCCTCGCGCGAGATGACCGGCCTGGGCGAGAAGGTCCAGGTCCCGAAGGGGCTGCTGGGCGCATGAGGCTGATGGGAGCAGCCGAGAGGGCCTGGCTCCGCGACCACTACGCCGACGGGGACATCCACGACACCCTGGACGCATTCGAGGCCGCCTTCGGGTGGAGGCCCAACCCGCACACCGTCTACACCAACGCCTACCGCCTCGGCCTGCGCAAGCGCCGCATCCCGCCCGAGGAGCGAGGCAGGCGGGTCGAGGTCATGGTCAGGTGGAGCCGCGAGCCCGAGATGTCCGCCTGGATGGCCGAGCGCGACACCGGCAGCTACCTCCAGACCGCCAAGGGCTTCGAGGAGCGCTTCGGCGTCCTGCTCACCCGCGGGCAGGTCAACCAGTGGCGGGCCTCGCACGGGACGCAGCACCGGCCCTCGCACGGCGGAGGGGCGCACCGCAGGCCCATCGGCTTCGAGCGCCGCACGAAGGGCGGCATCCTGGTCAAGGTGGCAGAGGAGCCGACCGTGCCGATGTCCAAGGACAACTGGCGCTTCAAGCACGTCCTGGCCTATGAGCGCGAGCACGGCCCTCTCCCGGACGGCTGGGTGGTCATGTGCGTGGACGGCGACCCGGAGAACTGCGACCCGGCCAACCTGGTCGCCGCTCCCAGGCGGGTGATCGGCGCAATCAACCAGATGGCGCACGAGAAGGGCAGGACCTGGGAGACCCGCGAGGAGCTGCTCGCCACCATCGAGCTCGAGGCCCTCGGCATCGCCATCAACGACGCCGAGCACAGGCAGCCCCGCAGGTGCGGCGTGTGCGGTCGGACGTTCTACGAGACGGAGGCGCAGCGCAAGTACGGCAAGCGCGTTCAGACCTGCCCGGATTGCTGCGCCGCCGGGCATAAGAGCAAGGGCAAGCGGACCTACAAGCGGAGGGACGGCGGAGAGCCCCCAAGCCCCTTTCCGGGAAATGGGAGCTGACCGTGTACAACCTGACTTGGTGCATCGATGACATCCTGCATCATTGCGGAATCGAGGGCGACACAGATGGCAAAGTCGAGTACACGGTTGTCTTTGAGCGCCTGGCCGACCTCATAGAGCCGGAAGAGCGTACATGCACGTGGAAGAAAGCTGAAAGCGGCAGTTACATGACCTCATGCGGCAGCGAGTTCTTCCGCATGGAAGCTGATTACGGCAATTACGTTCCGCGATACTGTCCCGAGTGCGGTGCGAAGGTGGAGGTGGGTGACAATGAGTGACGGTTATGAGCTTCTCCCCTGCCCGTTCTGCGGCGGCGAGGCCGAGATCCACGCTGGCATAAGGGTAGCCGGCGAGGTCTGGGCGGGGTACGCCGTGTGCACCGAATGCGGGGCCGAGGCCGGGTACGTCGGCGGCATCGACCGAGATGTGACGGCCGAGATAGCCGAGAAGTGGAATCGAAGGGAGACGGAGGTGTGCCGGCTTGAGAAGCGCCACTGGGACAACGGCGAGTGCACGAGACCGGCATCTGCTGGGAGTACTGCCCGAGCTGCAGACGGAAGGTGATTGGCGATGGGCGATAGAGTCGACCATCCTGCCCATTACGTCACAGACGAGGGCATCGAGTGCATAGACATGATCATGGCGTGCATGGGTGCGGAGGCTTATCAAGGCTTTTTGAAGGGCAACGTCATCAAGTACATCTGGCGCGAGGGCCTGAAGGGAGACGCGCTAGAGGATTTGGAGAAGGCGGAATGGTACCTGAAGCGCCTGATAGGGTTCAAGAAAGCGCGAGATGATGCCGATGGCCGTTAGGGAGGGCGACTGGCTGACCCCGCCGGAGCCGGAGGTGGAGCGCTGCTGCCAGACCTGCCAGTGGTGGGACGACTTCGAGCGCTCGCTTGACGTGGGAATCTGCACCGTGCGCACCGACTGGGAGCGCCGCGAGCTTGAGTGGACGGGCTGGGACGGCCGCTGCCCGAGCTGGGAGGAGGCGTGGGATGCCTGACGTCGACGGCCAGCGCGGGGTTTCGGACGCTGGCACAGTGGCTACATCACACGATACAGAGGGTGATCGATTATGACGATGGCAATGAGTAAGGCCGACTTCATGGGCATGAGCGCGGCGGAGCTGCTGCGGTGGTGTGCCGATGGATTGGGACCGGACGATATTCACAGATGCTGCGAGAATTTGCGCGTCGCGCTTGATGCCGATACCGATGTGTGTGCGTTCAACCAGCTGGCAGACCGCATCGACGCCGAGATGGTCGAGCTGCCACGCGACAAGGACGGGGTACCCATCCACGTGGGTAGCACGGTGTACCTGAAGGACGGGCACAGAACGGTTGTGCACAGCATCGACCTCATGGCTGACAGTGCTCGCATCATCTGCTGGGAGAATGGCAGCGGATACCTGCCGTTTAATCAAAGTGACCTCAGCAATAAGCCCGCAGACAGCCTGGAGCGCATCGCAGATGATATTGAACGCGCCGAGAAATGGTGCGACCAGAACGGGCACTACGGAACTGGCGTTACGAGCGTCGAGGAGAGGACGCTGCGCGACTGGGCGGAGCGCATCCGCAAGCTGGCTGAGAATGAGGACTAATGATGGACGCGAATGGGACAGGAATGGGACATGAATGGGACAACATGGACGGCAAGAAGCGGGCGCGGCTCGTGGAGCGCGGAC